TAATTTTATATTGAATCCACTAGAGATCTTGTTGAATAGGGAAATTTCATTGGGGTTAGACGTCCAGTTTCTATAGGAAAGTTGAACGTTAAGTTTTACGAGGCCGTCTTGTTCATCACTAAAATCAATCTGACTCATAGTGGTTGGAAATGCATCTAATAGTTTACATTGGTAGATAATGGCATCACTTTTAAAGATATCAATATCAATATTAAGTCCAAAAATATTAAAATCAGCAGGAAAATCAAAGGCTTGACCTTTACGAAGCTGGAAAATAGTTACGTCATTAGCATAAGAGCTAGGATATCGTACTTCATAAGTGCTTTGACTTACAACTTTATCTTGCCATTCTTCAAAGTATTCTTTGATCTTATAGTCATTCATAACATGAAAGGTCATACTAACATCATCAGAAGCAAAACCGTTTGGCATCTTACGACCTTTGATACCTATTAATCTTTCCTGAGTCATAATCTGACGACCTGGCATATTTACGTTTGTACATAACACGTTAAGATCTCTTGTATCGTATTTACCTAAAGAAGGAAGTGATACCATAAATTGATTAGCCGACGCAAAACCTTTACCTTTTGATGCAACAGCTTTTAATTCATTGATACTGCTCATTTGATCATCCTTCTTGAATCTGCATATACTTTACTACCGCTTTGTTTCTGCCAATCAGCAAGAGGAAGAAATGTAGCGATCTCCCATTCAGGAGCTGGTACTACTGCAAATCTACTCTTTACATGACCAGTTAAATAATGTTTAAAGCAAGGAGCAAAATACTTTGTACGAGCAGACTTTTTTAAATAGTTATAGTTAACAGCAAAGCGAGTCTTCTCATCATAATATTTGTTATTAGTATTGTCTAGTAATACATCTAAAAACTTAGCTCTTAAGATAGGAGGTAGGTAATGTAGATTAAGTCCATAGAACCCCCCTGGAGCAGAATCAACAATAATAGTTAAAGGAAAAGAGTCGTAATAAGGTAGTTTATCTTTTGTTTTGGGGTTGTAGAAGAACATAGCCATAGCACCTGGCTGAAAGGTACTCTTTAACTCAATAGGTTCTTCCTTCATAATAGTATTACGATTGACACGACGAAGGGACTGCGCTTTCTTACGAAACCAGTCTCTTGATTCTGCTGTACGAGGTGTGATTCCTTTACGGAACGCTTCCATCTCTAATGTTTGAAATAAATTACTCATACCTGTATTTATGTCTTTTTTCTCACCTTTTTCTTACGAAATGGTTTTAAAGGTTTGAGTGCTTTTAATCCACCCTTTTTACTTTGTTTAGGCATAATACCCATTTCCGTAAGAGTCTTTTCAGTCCATATTTGGAACTCCCATCCACGGTCTTTAGCATACTCACTTGCTGCCTCCCACTTATTCATATTTTTAACATAGGTCATAGCTTCATTAATATAACGTTTAGATTTATCTGGCCTCTTAGGAGGTCTAGTTTCTTTATCTGGTTTTACTTCAACCAGTATTGTTCTTCCATCTTTATAGCTAATTTTAAGATCCATAAAGTAGCGATGCATACGTTTATCTACATCCCACAAGTATGGAATTACTACTTCTTCAGAAGACCAGTTTTTAATATTAGGGTTGTTATCACACCAAACAAAGCAATGTCTTTCCCACATAGAGCGGTAAACCACCTTATCTGGGTCGCCTTTATACTTAGTACGGTGTTTTACGAGATACTTTCCTGAATAAGCCATATAAATACTTTCAACATATAACCTATTTATTGGACTTTTAGATGGCTTTACAATTTCCTATTGATATTACTAATGATACAAAATACGAAGCTCGAGTTAAGTTTACTGCTCTTGAAGTTGACGCTGTAGATGTTGCATCGCTATTTGGTCAATTAAAAAGAATACCAGCTGGTGATGAAACAGAAGAAGAAAATAATGCATTAGCTGGAACAGGTAGCTTACAAAACGCTCAGAACAGTACCTTCTATGGAGATCAAAATCCTTCTTTAGTGCAAACAGGTAGAACTAGAGCAGAGAGAATACAAAATTCTTGTGTGTTATATTTACCTCAAGCAGTTCAAATTTCTGATAGAGCGGAGTATGATAATGTTGATTTGGGACCTATAGGAGCTGGAGTAGAAGCTGGAATGAATGCAGGTCAAAGCGCTATGGATGCTTTTGCTAGTAATGCTGTTTCTAATGTAACATCTATAGTAAAAGCTATAACAGGAGGAGAAGCTACAGGAACTCCTGCAGGTAGACTCGCTGTAAACAGAGCTGCAAGACTTATTCCTAACGCTCAAGCAAGAGGTGCTGTCAAAGCATCTACTAGAACTTCTGTTAACCCTAACACTAGAGCTCTTTTTAAGTCTATTCCTCTCAGAGAGTTTACTTTTAATTTTAAACTGATTCCAACTTCTTATACTGAAACTCAAGAGATTAAAAAAATTATTAAGTTTTTTAGATCTGAATTATACCCAGAGCTTATTACTCTAGGAGACAATGGACCAGCTGTAGGATATGAATTTCCTAACGTTTTCGAGATAGCGCTGTACTATAGAGATTCACAAAATACATTAGCCACTAAAATTCAACCAAGTTACATTAGAAACTTTTCAGCTACATATAACTCCCAGAGTATGGCATTCTTTGAAGGAGGAGACTTTACAGAAGTTGACATATCAATGTCCTTTATAGAGTCACAAGCGCTTGATAAGCAAAAAGTACAACAAGGAGGATTCTAATGCCTTATTTTAGAAACTTTCCATTAGTAAATTATAGATTTGGGAACAATGAAGCCCCTGTATTATTTAATAATATTTCTGCATACATTGATATAGTTGACCAAGTAAAACAAGAAGTGGCGTTTTATGAGAAATACACTATACTTGATGGAGACAGACCGGATGTTGTTTCATATAAGCTTTACGGTACTACAGATTATCATTGGACTTTTTTTGCTATGAATGACGGCATTAGAGAGTCAGGGTGGCCTATGTCTGAAAGAGAGATGAGAGAGCTAGTAAAGAAAAGATATCCTCACAGAACAGTAGTTACAGAAGGTAATATAGCAGAGTTCTTTTTGCCAGGAGTTAATGTAATTGGAAAGACATCTGGTACTACCGGAGTTATTGTAGAGAGAAACTTAGATCTAGGTCAATTAGTTATAGCTTCAGATAAAAATGAAGCAGGTTTAAATAATAACTTTGGTACCACAGAACAAATAGCTGCAGGTGATACAACAGAAGAGCAATCTATAAATTTTGTTACAGCTATCGGTGAAACAAGACAGTACAACTCTGTATTATACTATAAAAATTCTAATGGAGAAATAGTTGATATTGATCCTTTTGATCAAGTCACTACAGGTCTTACTCCTGTGACTATTATGGAAGATAATATTAACTTTAATAACAACCTGAAGAATATTACAGTTATTAGACCTAGTGTCATTACAAAAGTAGTTAATGAGTACTTTAAATTATTAGGATAAAATATGGAAACGGCTTCTCAATATATAATCGATCAGATTAGCCTTACAGTAGATAGGTTTCCTGAACAACTACAAAATGAAACTTTTGATATAAAAGGGTCTGTAGTTGAGGTAAACATTTATGAGAGTGTAGAGCTTCCTTACCTATCTGGTAGTTTAGCTATGGTAGATGATGTTGCGTTTAAAAGTACTATTGGTATTAAAGGAACTGAAAGAGTCTTAATATCTATTAAACCTACTAAAGATGCTCAACCAATTGTAAAAAAGTTTTTAGTTACAGGTATTGCTAAAGAAATTTCTATTAATGAAAGAACTGATGTTAGAGTTCTTACTCTATTAGAAGAGCATGCTTATTTGAGCTCAATAGAAAAAGTAAGTCGTGCATTTGAAGGTACTCCTTCAACAATTATTAAAGATGTGTTATTTAATTATCTGGATAAAAACTTAACAACGTTCAAAGAAAATGACGTAGAGGGGGAACCACTACGAAGCTTTTTTGCAGCTTCTGAAGCTCAAGGTAAAATAAGATATATTTCTCCTTACCAATATCCATTAGATATTTGTGATACTATTAGAGATAGAATGACAACTTCTATTGGCGCGCCATACTTTCTATTTTCTACATTAAGAGATGAGCAAGTACATTTATTAGACTTAGAAACTATAATGAAGTCTCCTTCTTGGAATTCAAAAACTCCTTATAATTATGCTCAAGGATCTTCTAACACATTTGACGTAAATGATACATCTATTGATTCAAAAATTAGATCTTTCTTTCATGTTAAAAAATACACAGCGTCAAATTTTGAGAGTACTCTAAAAGCTGCACAGTCTGGGTCACTGGGAAGTGCTTATAAAACTTTAAATATTTTAAATGGTTATTCATCTACAAACAATTTTCATAATGGGTCAGACACTTTAAATGAATTTTTAAATGCTATTGATGAACCTAAAGACACTTCTTATGGTTTTGACAAAGAGTTAAAAATAGGTTCTTCTTCTAGGTCCCCTGATCAAACAATAGCTAATTATGAAAGTAAAGCTTTTTCTAATATAGTAGCGGGAGAAGTATTTTACGATCAAAATAGAAACCCCTTACCAAGCTATCACGATATTGTAAGCAATAATGTGTCCGAACATAAATTAAAAATTAAATCTGCAGCGCTAAGATCTATGCTTCTTAATAATAAGTACACCATTGTGGTACCTGGACCTCCTTATATAACTAATAACAGCGTAGGTGTAGGGTGTAATATTGATCTTAATTATGCAGAGCCTACTCTTGTCAAAGATAGAGTGTCTAATATTGATAAAAACCGGTCAGGTAAATTTATGATTTACAGAGCAGCTCATAGGTTTAAAGATGGTATCTATGATGTAACTATGGATATTGTGAAACTTACAGGAGTATCAGAACAATGAGAGCTATAAGCACAGAATTTTATGGGGATGATACTAGATGGTTTATTGGTAAGGTAGTAACAAAAGGTGTTGAATCTGACCCTGCAGGTTTAGGTAGAGTGAGAGTTAGAATAGTAGGTATACATGATGATAACTTAGGTCAAATCCCAAATAGCGCTTTACCATTTGCTTCAGTTGTTATGCCAAACTCTGAAGGAGGCACTAAAAACACTACTCAAGCTCCTATGATTCAAAATGATGCTTTAGTGATTGGATTATTTTTAGATGGAGAAACTTCTCAACAACCGGTTATTATAGGGTGTATTCCTCACCTAGCTAGTCGAAGATCCATTAATCACCTTAGTACAGGTGAGAGAATGTTAGATCAAGGAAATGTTGATTTAAGTACATCCTCTGTTAACTCTCAATCTGCTAATACATATAAGCCTGGCTTAGCTACAGCAATAGAGATAGAGTTATTAGATAGAGCGGGTATAGATCATAATTTAACAGAAGGTATGCCTTTATCTGCAGATCAAGCTGAAATTTTATCTACTACTGTAGCTGGATCTGGTAACATATCTATTCAATTAGTTGGGGAAGGTCAACCTCAACAAACATATAATTTTTTAAGAAGCCTCTTTATTGAGCTTAATCATAAAAATCCAGGAAATGTAGCAGCAGCCTTTGTAGGTAATTTTGTTCATGAATCAGGGGTACAATCTTGGCGTAATGAAGATAACCCGTTAGTATCTGGATCTAGAGGTGGTTATGGATTAGCTCAGTGGACTGGACCTAGAAGAAGAGCTTTAGAAAAGTTCGCTAGATATCATAGAGCATATGTTGGTAATTTAGCTGTACAGTTAGCTTGGATTGAAGCTGAGATGAAAGGTGCACCTGATACAGAATTTTACGGTTCTGGTTTTGTTAGTAGTATGAGAGCAGCAAATACAGTAGCTCTGGCTACAGAGGTGGTATTCGCTAAATATGAAACTCCTTTGACTGTAGTTAATTTTATTAATTCTGGACCAGGGTTTGGTACAAAGTTTAAAACTTATTTAGCTAATGGTGGAATAGAAACAAGAGTTCAACAGTTAGCCTCTATAAGTTCTTACGTGCAAGATTATTACAATGAATATAAAAAGCGATACGGCTCTGCAATAGACGCTCAAAAATATGGAAGATAGTAATGGCTAATTTATCTCAAATTAATATTAAGTTATCAGCTTTAAATGTTTCAGCTGGATTTGATCAACTTGTAAGTGACACTTCTACTAAAGCATCTTCTATACAAGCTTTAAACTCTTCTAGCTTAGGAGGAGAATTAAATCAAACTCTCTCCGGAGTACAAGCTCTTAACACTACTACTAATCCGCTTTATACTATTGCGTTGCTCACTCAGAGTTTACCTGGTCTTTCAGATCAGTTAGTGAGTGATATTAGTTCTTCAAAATCAGATCTAGAAACTATAACAGGGACTGAAGTAGAGGATTCCTATAACACTTTATTGTTTACTAGTGGGACAGCTGAAGGAGTTAAAAATGGAGTTAACACAGTCGCAACTCCTAGTGACACGCAAATGAACACCATTTTGACTAATGTTGTACCTAAACAGTATTCAGAGCAAGTACCAGAAATTACAGAAAAAGACTATTCTACAATATCTAATGAAATTAGCACTTCATCTTCAAATTACCTATCATCCTTTTCAAACTTAGTAGGAGCAGTAACGGGTAATGTGTTGCAAGATATAGTTTTAACTACTGATTTAGGACCTATAAGTCAAATTGAAAATCTAGGAGTACCTTCCGATCAATCAGGAGCTATCTTAGTTTTACTTCAAGAGGATAGATTTAATGAAGCTGTAAGACAGGTTGTTTCTATTACAGAGCTTCCTGTAGAGACGGTGGAGACTGAACTCGCTAAAGTGCCTACTGATTTAAGCGGTCAAATAGAGAGTGCCCCAAACGATAATACAGCAGTTACTTTTGAACCTTCATCTAAAAATAATGAATGGAACGGGTCAAGTACCCCTGAACACTTTTTCGATATAATCCCTACATTAGAGCAGCTTCATGTTGAGATGGTAACCACTCCTAGAGAGATAACAGAACTAATCTTCTTTGGTCATGAAACTACAGTAGATCAAACTATTAAGGCGAATGATATACATAAAAGCTATATAGCCGAAGGTATAGGAGGTATACCTTTTCATTTAGTTATTCTTCCTAATGGTAACATACAAAGAGGTCGACCTTTTTCTAAAGAAGGAGAATACTCAGAAGTACATAAGCTTTACAGTATTGGTATCGTTGTTCCTGTTGTAAAACAGCAACTAGCTACAATGGCTCAAATA